GTAGGCGTTCTTGAAGGTGCGCCCGCGCATGTAGGCCAGCGGTGAGGCTTCGATGCGTCCCGTCTTGATCAGGTACTCCACGAAGCTCTTGCCCAGCCGCTCGTTCAGCACGTCGCGGAAAGGCTGCAGGTAAGGATCGAACTTCTCCTCGAGCTCGCCAGGCAGGAAGCCCAGGTGCTCGCCAGCCTCGACGGCCGGACGGGTGACGATGATACGGTCGATGGTGCCCTCGTCGAGAGCCTGCGCTGCCAGAGCTGCGCACAGCCAAGTCTTGCCCGTACCCGCAGGTCCGGTGGCGAAGGTCAGGTCGAAATTCTTGATGGCGCTGATGTAGCGCTTCTGGGCCTCGTTCTTGGGTTCGATCGCCGAGCGATCAACTTTGTCGATTCGGCGCGTGGTCTGGAACTCGAAGTTCTCTTGAGGGGCCGTTGCATTCACCGCCCCTCCTTTTGTTGCGCGTTTGCTACGCTTGGCGGGGATGGTGAGTGCTTTCGTACGTGCCATGAATGCAGACCTTCAGTTGAACTGCCAACGACTATAACTCAGTCACTGGTGACGCACAATATAAGGTCAGCGAATTCGGGGAGGGATCGACGCATCGAACTCCCCTGGTTCGCGGTGATACCACTTGCCGCCCGCCACTGCGAAGTCGGTGACGCTGATGTAGTCGAATGCGGTGGAGCGCGTGTGCGTGTCTACGTTGATGAGTGCGAAGCCGTTGTGCCAGCGCTCGCCTTCACAGTAGGACGCAGAGCGCTTGTGACCCGAGCCAAGCTGGTGCCACTCGTAGGCGCCGTAGACGGGATTGAACTCGCTCCACACTTGATGCTTGTGGTGATGGCCGTTGATGCCAGGCAGACCCATCGAGCGTGCATGCGGGAAGTGATGGCACAGCACCGTGTCGAAGTAGACCTTGTAGTTGGCGGCGAGCTCCTTTTCGAAGTCGCGCTTGGTGAAGGCGGCCAGGTCGGCTTTGGCGATGTAGTTGATCTCGAACTTCTCCAGCCCCAGGAGCCTGGCCACGGTGAAGCCGTGCAGGTCGGAGAGCACCGCACGCAGCGCCGGCGTGGCGTCGGCCAGCTGACGCAGCAGGCGAGCTTCGTGGTTGCCTTCGATGAAGTCGATCTGGGCATCGGGGCACACATCACGCAAGGGGCCGAGAATCTGTTCGTGGGCAAACCGGATGCGGCCCACCACGTCCCACTCGCGCGGATCGACGCCGTACTTGCCGAACTCGGGCAGGTCGAAGATGTCGCCGGCGAGCACGATCACGTCCGGCTGTACGCGCTCGGCTGTGTCGATCAGCACCCGTAGGTAGAACGGGTCGATCTCGACATCGTGCAGGTCAGAACAGGCCAGGATCGTCTTGAAGCGCGCCTGGTTGTCACGGACGTACTTCTCAGCCCAGTCAGCCCGCTCGATGTTCATGGCGCGGTAATGATCGACGCTGGCGTGCTTGGCAATCGCTCGCTCGTGTGCGTGCTGCTGTCGGGAGAGCTTGATGCCGGCCTGGCGCTTGAACTCTTCGAAGGTGCCGAAGTAGCGGTTCCAGGTGGACTCCGAGATGGAGCTGTGGTTGCGGAAGTAGTTGCGGGTGACGACCTTCTCGGGGTCGATCTCCGCGATGCGCCGCAACTCGGCCATGCAGTCTTCGGGGCCCCACTCTTCCATGAAGCGCGTGGTGTCCTCGCTGAGCGGGCTGTCGTTGACCGGTGCGCGGTTGATGAGCTTGGGTGCCGTGGGGTCGGACTTGCTCACGGTGCGCAGAAAGCCTGCCTTGTTGCGCACGGTCTTGATGGAGATACCGAGCACCTTGGCCACGTCGGCCACTGAGGGGTACTTCTCCAGGTCGTTGTACACCTCGATGAACTGTTGGATTTCCGCTGACATACTCTTCCTTCCAAATCGGTTTCAGGCGTTACTGCTTTCCCTGAAAGTCAGCGGGCCGGCTGGTTGTCTCTTATCGCGTTGTAGGCGTCGATGCAGGCGTTGAGTTGCCGGATGGCGTCGTCTCCGTCGTTGGTGATGGCGACAAGACTGACCGCAGTCGTTGGGTCAAGTTCGGCTCGCGTTTCGTTCCGATCTCCGCCGGCAGCGGTGGAATCTGGGCAGGCTTGAACGCTACGGACGGGGACGAACAAGCGCTCAGCGCCAGTGCGCAAAGCATCAGCGTAGCGATCGTTGGCAGCTTTCGCATTTTCTTTCTCCTTCATGAGTTGGGTGGATAGGTCACCGAGCTTGGCAACGCGCTCGCGCTCGATCTCGCGTTGCTCCTCGTTTTTCTTGGCGATCTCGAGCTGCATCTCCACGTCGCGGGCGTCGTAGCCCTTGTGGTAGCCGAGACCAAAGGTCGCCAGCACGATCAGCACGGCGCCCAGGATGGCGTAGGGATTGAACAGACTCATTTGGCGGGCTCCTCTTCAGTTGCTTTGCCGTACTTCATGCTGAGGAACTTGCTGGCCGTCGTGTGTGTGCCGACGATGCCCAGGTAGATGAACCAAACATCGGGCTGCAGGGTGCCCTTCCATGCCTGAACGATGAACACGGCAGTTGCTGCCGCATAGGCGATGTTGGACCAGAGCTTGGTGTGGGAGATGCGATTGGGGTCTTGCGAATCGACGACCAGATCGGAGAGAGTCATTAGGTTGCCTGTGCGAGGACGACCAGCTTGATGAGCTGCCAGGCGCCATACATCAGGCCTGACCCGAGAACGACCCATGCGATTTGCACGGCGCGCATGGATACTTTGAGTGTGGTGTCTTGCTTGACCTGGGCGATCTCCATCGCTGACTGGCGGGCATCCAGGCTGTCGAGTTTCTCGACGACACGATTCATGGCACTTTGCATGGCTTGGTGCCGCTCTTCCAAAACAGCCAGGCGGGTGATCGCTTCTGCGACCTTCCCCATGCTGACCTTCAAATCAGCCATGTCGGACTGAATGGACTTGAAGTTGGCTTCAAGGAGCTGTTCGTTGGACATGGCGGGCTCGTTGGTCGAAGTTACAGATGGGCGAGATTATACGGGAAGCTCAGTCAGTCGTGAAGTAGTTTTCACGCCACAAGCCTCCCGTAAATCCTTATATAAGATCAGCTTTCCGAGGTCTGACCAGCCGGCGGTGCGGGCGGCGCGGGCGGTGCCGCATCCTTGCCTTGCGCTGCCTGCTGGGCCGCCACGACCTGCTGGACGATCTGCATCTCCAGCTTGTTCATGGTCGGTCGGGCGATCTTCGTCTGAAGCTCATTCAAGCCGTTCATGATCGCGTCGATGTCTTGCCCCGTCAGGTCACGCAGGGTGAATACTTGCTGCTCTTGTTCCATGGTTTCTCCTATCTGTCAGTAGTGACTGTGCCATTATAGTGCGGGAAGATTATACGACCGTCCAGATTGCGCCACTTTCAACCGTCACGGCATAACCGGTGCCAACCGTGACCGGGCCGGCCGTGAGGCCGTTGTTGCCTGCCGTGACAGTGACGTTCTCGGAGATAGCATTGGAGTTGTAAGCGATCGCCTTCGTGGCCGCCGTGCCGAAGTATTGGCCACCGCCGGCCAGCGATGTCGTGGTCACGCCAGTGACGCGACCTTTGGCGTCGACCGTCACCACCGGCACGGCGGAGCTCGAGCCGTAGGTTCCAGCGGTCACGCCGGAGTTGGCCAGCGTGGTGGTGATCGTCCAGTTGGCAGAGCCATCGATGCTCGCAGAGCCGTTGACATCGCCGCTCAGGGTCTCGGTGCGAGCCGTTGTCCATGCGTTCGCCGCCGTCACAGCACCCACCACGTAGGCGCCCTGAGTGAGCGCCTGGTAGGACGAGTGCCACTGGTTTGTGCTCGAGCCAAAGTATTCAAGGAAACCACCCGCCGGCAGCGAGATCGGCGTGTTTGCAGCCTGGCCGTCGAACGCATGCCCGCTGGCGGGATAGACGTTGATTGCCGTGGCCGTGCGGTTGACCACGATCAGATATTTGCCCGTGGTTGCGCCAGGTGCCACCACACCCGTAGCCGAGCCTGCGGTGGCGCTGGTGACGATGTTGATGTCGCTGGTCAGCGCGGTTGCAGTGCCCTGCGTGGTGCCGGCGGCGGTCACTGTTGCCGATACCGAGCCCAACAGCCCAGGTGCATAGGAGCCCG